TGCACGTCCGAATAGGTCGAGGCATCGAAGCCGCCGTCGAGGATCGAGCCGAGCGACTGCGAGCCGCCGTACAGACCACCGCCGACGACCTTGGTCGACGTGCCGAACAGCCCCTTGAGGATGCCACCGATGACCGGGATGGCGCCCAGCACCGAACCGACCATGTTGGCCTTGAAGCCTTCGGTAACGCCGGCCGAAGCGTTGACGTCTCCGGCGCGCACGACGAGCGTGGCGATGCCGCCGATCTGGCTTTCGATTGACCGCAGCGAAGAGGCCATCTGGCGCGACGTCGACAGCATCAGCAGGTCGACCTCCTTCAGCGCATCGATCGAGCGCTTGATGCTCTCGCTCTTTGCGGAGGTGTCGCCGAGCACCGTGCCGGTGCCGGAGTTCGCCTTGGCCAAATCGTTCTTGCCGCCGCCGAAGCTGCCCGCGATGGACACGCCGATCGCGGCCAGCGCGGCGATCGTGGCAGCGCCGGCGGCAAGGTTTGCGGGGAAGGGCAGGGACGCGATGGCCTTGGCGACGGCCTCAACAGCGCTGGCGGCCGTGCGCGCGGCGCTACTCGCCAGCTTCTGACCCGTCTCGATCGCATCCTGAGCCATCGCGCGCACGGACATTGCGAACTCTACTGCGCGGAACACCTTCTCGGCAGTTGCGAGGGCTTTGTAGCCGTCCGATCCTTCTTTGAAGAAGGACTTCGCTGCACCGGTCATGTCGCCGAAGAGCCCGATTTGGGCCGTCGCTGAGCGGGTTGCATAAAGCGTGCCGATCTCGCGTTCGCGGCGACCGCGTATCTCAGCGTCTTTGATCTGCGCTACGATGCGCAACTCAGCGGCCTTTGCGTCCTGCAAACGACGTTGATCAGCAAGGTAGCCGGTAAGGAGAGACGCCATGTCGCCTAGCGCGCGACCAGCCTCGCCGAAAGCGTCCGCGAGCCCTCCTGCAGCATTGGACACATTCGCAGCGATCTCGTCCAGCAGGTCGGCTTGGAAGCGAAGGCTATCGTTGAACGCGTCCGCGCGAAGCTTGGCCTCCATCTGCAGATCAGAAATTTTGGCCTGCTGAGCAATCCAAGCCTCGCGCTTGTCCAAGTCCTCGAATTTAGTCGTCGCCTCCTGTGTTGCCTTCAATGTCGCGAGCGCGCGGACGCGAACGTCGTCGGTTGCGCCGACCAAGCGAAGCTCCTCCTGGAGTTCGGCCAGTCTGTTCCGCCCGGCCGCCATGTCGACGTCAAACCGGCCTTGCTCTTCGGCGGCACGGAGCCGTTGCTGCTCGCGGCGCTGATCCGCGAGCGCCTTGGTAGCCCGGTCGGCTTCAGTGGTAAGACCGCGCATCTGTGCCGCCTCAATCGCGGCGAGCAGCGGCAGGTCGGCAATCCGGTCCTTGACCAGCTCAGACGCCCGTTCCGCCGGTAGAAGCCCAGCAGCAACGAACGTGTTAACCCGGTCCTGCGCATCCGCCTGTTCCCGGACTGCCGCCGTCGCTTTCGCCGCGTCAGATACGCGCGTGGCAATAGACAGGCGAACCTGGCGATTGACGAACTCTTCGACATCGCCGCGCTTCTTGATCGCCTCGGACTCAGCCTTGACGCGGGCCTCGGCAATCAGCGCCGCGGCACCAGACACACCGTAGGCGTCAGCTAGCGCGTAGAGGTTCTTTATCTGAGCCTCGATCGCCTCCGCGTCGCGGGCCATCTGCTCCGCGCGCCGGTCCATCTTCGGCACGTCGGGCTTGTCGACTTTGTTATTGTCGTCGAGGTACCCCTTCTCCAGCGCTTCTGCGCGATTGCGGTCCTGGCTATTCTTTATGGCCTGCCTGATTACCGCGCCGGCACCAGCGCCGACATAGTCGGCGCCCAACGCCTTCTGAAGTTCTCCCGCGCCAGCCTTGCCAGCTTCTCGCATGGCACCGGCATATTGGTTCTTCACTGAGGCGATTTGGCCTGCGCCCAAAGTCGGTATTTGGAAGGCTTCCGGGAGTATCTTGTTAGCCTGCGCAGCCAAGGCATTGATCCCGTCGATCGCACCTCTCACCATCGCGTTGATGCCGCCGATGCTGGCATTCACGGCGCTGTAGAAGATGTCGCCCATGACAGCAGGGAACATTGCCCACGTTTTGCGGATGGCATTATACCCGCCGACGAAGCCGCCGATCATGAAGTTAACGGCGTCCTTGACGTCGGACGCGACGATCTGAAGCCACTCCTTCATGAGCTTCGACGTCGAAGTAACTGCCGGGCCAATGTGCTCCCAGATGGCAGCGCCAGCGACTTGGAACACCGCCTTGGTCGTATCGCCGAACGTCACCGTCACGCTGTCGAGTTCGCGCATTTCCTTCGCCGTCAACCCGAGTGAGGCCGCGTAGGCCTTCATGGGAGCACCGTCATTAGCGACGCCCTGCATATACTTGATCGACCCGGCCACGACCGCAATTGCCGCCGCCGTCGCGAGGATGGCCGGGTTCGTAACCGTGGCCAACAGGATCGACTTGGACATGTCGGCAAACGCCGCGCCTACGCCGCGGATGCCGATGCCAGCCTGGCTCATGACGCCGTTAATCTGAGCACCCTGCTGCATCAGCGCCATTAGGCCCATCTTGAGCGGGTCTGAGCTTCCAGCGGCGGAGACCATCTGAACCCCGAGGTCTTGGAACTGGAACGCAAGGTTCTGCATATGGTGACCGGCGAGCTTGCCGCTTGTGCCAACGGCACCGAACCCGCGACCGACCGGCGAAGCGGCCCCCTCCAAGCCGCGCAACGCCTGGTCCGTATCCCGAATACGACGCGCGAGTTCGTCCATCCCCTTGCCCTGCGCGGCCAGCGCGGCCGCCTCCGCCTTCAGGGACCGAACTTCGCCCGCGGTTTTCCCGAAAGTCGAAAGCTGGCGCTCCAGCTGCGCTGCCATGCGCTCTCCGGCCTGCTCAATGCGGTTAAACTCGCGTGCAGCCGAAGTTGCCGTTCGCGCTGTCTCCGCCGCGAACTCGACCATCTTCGCGCTAGGGTTGGCCATTGCGCCGACGCCCTTCATCGCGGCGTCAATCCGGTCGAGCTGCTTGATCGACTCGGCAGTGGTCCGATCGACCTGGCCGCCGAAGCGTGCGAGGTCGGACACCGCGCTGGCGGTCGCCATCAGCAGCTCAATTTCGAGCGAGGCGACGGTGTTCTTCTGTCCCATCAGTCGCCTCCCTCGTGAAAAGAACGGCTTCCGCCGCAGAGCGTCTGTCGTTTATATTTGACAGCCTGTGCCGTGTCGCTTATAACGGACACATGGAATACGAAGTCTCTACCATCGACGAGTTCGACCAGTGGCTCGAAGGCCAATCGGCCGACGTCCAAGAGATGGTCGCCACGCGGATCACGCGCATCGAAGCGGGTCTGCTGGGCGACCACGCGCCGGTTGGCGACACGGTTAGCGAGTTCCGCGACCACCGCGGGCCGGGATACCGGCTCTACTACACGCTCCGCGAGCGCGTCATCGTGATCCTGCTGTGGGGCGGGATCAAGAAGACGCAGAAGCGGGACATCAAAAAGGCAAAGGCTTTGGCTGCTCTACTTTAGCGGCCTGTGTAACGATCATCGTCCAAGGAGGGACAGGTAACATGGCACTAGCCACTAAGCGTTTTGACGCTGCGAAGTACTTCACCACCGTCGAGGCTCAACAGCGCCTTATCAACGATGCACTTCAGTCTGGCCACGCCGGGTACATCGCGAAGGCGTTCGGCGTCGTCGCCAAGGCGAAAGGCATGTCCGAGGTGGCGCGCGAAACGGGGCTCAGCCGACAGGCGCTCTACGCCTCACTCGCTGAGGATGGAAACCCGTCTCTGGATACCCTGCTGAAGGTCAGCGACGCGCTCGGGATAGAGTTTCGCGCGGAGTTTCGATCCGTTGAGGAAAGACACTCTGAGCCTGCATGAAGAAGGGCGGCTCAGAAGAACCGCCCCGCGTGTGGATCATGCAACTTTGGCGTGACGTTCTGGCAACAGGCGAACACCTGCCTAGCTAGAACCTTTAGGGCGTGAGGATAGGCGCCTCACTTATGACAATTCCCGTTCGACTGTCGATCCACTCGGCTTTTGTGAATGTGACGGAGAGCAAGATGCGGCTAACCCAAAGGTCGATTGGATCGCCAATCGTGGCATCAGAAATGAAGGTCTTTTTGTACACCGCCGAATTTTTCTCGGCGTAAGTGCCTTCGGCTTTCGTAATCTTCCCGCTAACGCGAAGGCGAAGCGCCTTGCTCATGACACGCGCCTCAGCACCGGGTAGGTTCGCGGTATAGGCGATCGGCTTCCTAGTGTAGGTTCCACCAGGCAACCAAATACCGAGATGATTGCCCCGACGTTCGGTGACGACCGCCTTCGCGCCGAAACCGTTTTGCCTAACAGTGCGCTTCTCGGTTTCCTCGTCAGCTAAATCGACGCCATCGTCCAGCGTCTTGGTTGATGCGGTAAGAGTTTGAGTTCCTAGGTCATAGCTCGTGCGAATGGCACTGGACGGAAGGATAATCGTAAACTCGCGCCCTACGTAAGCAAGTGTAGGATCCTCGCTGAATTGGTCTCTACCGCCCTTCGCGTGCAAGCGGGCGATTGCGACCAGGTCAGCTTGTCCAAGCGTACCGGACGAACTTATCCGATGAGCTTGAGTTTTTGGGGGCCGCGGGGAGGCGTCCGCAGACACGGTCATCAACCCCAAAGCCAGAACCAAAGCGCGCATATTGAGTCCATCCGTGAAGGGCGGACCTGATACGCGGACCATTGTCTTGCGGCAAACACCTCACCCCAGCACCGCCCTCAGCCTTCGCTCCGCATCCTGACCGTCAACATCCGCTCGGCCCGGAGACCATGGCGCGGGACGGTTGTGATCCTCGGCCGCGTGCAGCTCTGCAAGGTAGTCCCCCGATAGCCGCCGCAATGTTCGGGCCTCCCATGCGCTCAGCCGCGTGAAGGTCAGTTCTGACCAGTTCCGGATTGTCGTCCATCCTATCGGCACCTGACCCATCCCGCCCGCTTCTACCGGTCCGACCTGCATCAGGAGGTCGTACAGGTAAGTGGCGGTGAGCGGCGGCAGCGGCGGGTCGGTCTTTTGGGCCTTATACGGCTCCGCACGGGCCGGCAGCTTGGTTTCCGTCCCGCGCGCGTCCTTCACGCGCGGGACTGCAAGCAGCCAGGCGACCTGCCGAACGTAGAGGCTCAGTTCGTCGCTGAGCCCTTCGTAAAACTGGCCCAGTCGCTCAGATGCGCGTTCGCCTGTTCGATGACCCAGCCGTATTTGCGGTCGGCATAGAGCGCCTTGAACAGATCTTCGCCCGTCGCGCCGGCCGCGGGAGGATAGGCGAGATTGTCGAATGAGACCGTGCAGTCGGCCAGGAACGCCACCGTGTCGGACCGCAGCAGGTCCGCCGTAATGTCGATCTTGCGCTTGGAGCGATGGAGCGCGCGATTGGTGCGGCGCGATACCGCGGCCTCGTATGGCTGGCTGCCCGGACTGTGAAAGGTGATGCCAACAGCCTGCTTCTCTTCGCCGACCTTCACGAAGATCGGCTCTTCGTCGACCGGGCTTTTCAGGTGCATGAAGCCCGTTTCAGTGCTGTCGAACGCGGTGATATCGAACATGGGATTTTCCTTCGCGGGAGGTGGTGCGTCGACCCGGCCCCAGCCCGCGACAAGCGAGCCGAGCCGACGCATGAGGTCGCCGGCGTCGCGGGCGCCGGAGCTGGTGGCGTCAGGTGGCGTCGACGCTGATCACGGCGGTATTGATCTCGACCGTGCTGGTGATCATGAGCACGTTCGTGGCGCTGCCGGGCGTCTCCTGAGAGCCGAATACGCGGCCCTGGAAGTAACGCTTGTCGCCGTTCGGAAAGGTGACGACGAACGAGCCCTGCGCGTTGTTGTTGGGCGCAGCCAACGTACGCACGATCGTTTGACCAGCGTCCGCCCGGTCATACGCCATCGGGATCTGAAGCGAGCCGTAGTTGACCGGGCCCTTGTGCTTCTCCTGCGGCCCGTTGAGGGGCTGGAAGCTGTTCACCGCGGTGAGCGCACCAAAGGCGGGGATGCTCTCGACGCCGCCGACGACGGTGTACGTGAGGGCCGTATAGCCAGGTGCAGTCTGAGTTGCGGGGGCCGCGATCGAGACGCCGATCGTCGTCCCCGCCGAGGTGGTGGAAGGCATGTCATTTCTCCTTGATGGCGGGCCGGGCTGAGCCGGCGTCATTCAGCCCGAGCGGGCGGAATTTTTATTCGCTGGGGGCGATCTCAGGGGGCGCGGGAGGCGCGGGCGGGAGCGTGGGAGCCGCAGGCGGCGTCCGGCGCGTCGACTTTCTGCGCTTGGCTGGTTCCGTGGCTTTGCGCTCCGCGGGCGCGGCGGTGACCAAGCCTGCAGCTTTGTAATTCTCGAATGCGCCAGCTTCGATCAGCGGCGTGTCGTTGGCGGTGAAGCTCTCGCCCGAACCGGCGTCGGTGAACGATGTGACGATGAGCGCCTTCTTCTTCTTCGCGGGTGCGGTCATGGGGTTTTCTCCTGGTTGCTTGGGTGGAAGTCCGCTCCCCAGGCCGGTCTTTGCACCCGGCGTCCTCCCGCGCGCGAAGTCGGGCGCTCAGTCCTGAGCTACTGGAGGTCCATGGGGGCGTCGCGCCGTGGCACGGTCCAACCGAGACATTCGTCGCCGTCGGTGTGCTGGCAGCCCTTACGGAAGCTGGGCTCAGGCGGGCTCGTTGAAGCTCACGCGAAGGTCGGTGCTGCCCATGAAGATGGAGGCGGCATCGTCCATGAAGTCTGGCCCGCCACCGGCCAGCAAGACAGCGACGCCGGTGAAGCCAGCGATGACGCCAAGTTTGCCGGCGCATGCCCTTCGCACCAGCTTCAGGATCGCTTCCCGACTGGCACCGCTGGCGGCGTTGACGGTCACCTGAACCCGCTCGGTGACCAGCCGCATCTCCTGTTCGGCGAGGAACTGCTGTTCGGTCCGGCTGACCCGCGTGACCAAGATCGACGGCAGCGAAGCGCCCTGTGGCAGCTTCCAGGCCTTAATTTGCGCGGGCGGCACCTCGTCAGCGAGCGGCTGAAAGCCGTACAGCAAGTCGCCGACGATCAGGACCCCGCTCATTCTTCGGAGTTCCCGGTGTTCGGAGACGCCAGCCCCTCTTTGGTCAGCTTCAACTTGATGTGCGCGCCGATCGCAGCGATTGCCGCCGCCTCACGCTGATCAACTGCCGGCCGCATGAACGGGTAAGGCTTTGCGCCAGGGTGAAATACGGTGCCGCCCACAAACTTGCCGCCGATCACCAGCGAATGACTGCTGTCCTCACCTTTCGCGAGCCGGTTGATGCGGCGAACCGTCCTGCCGCCGCTCTGCTCAGCGTCGACGCTGATGAGGTGGGGGTCGGTGCCGTGCTCAAGCCATGGCGCCTTGTATGCTCCATCGCCTTTAGTCTGCACCTTGGCGACAACCAGGCCCTTCTCCGAGCGGGAGGTGGTCTTGATCGTGGCGCGGACCTCGGCCGATCGGCACCCCTCGCGCGCGCCCTCAGCGATCTCGTCGGCACCCGCTTTGAGCGCGCCTCGCAGAACAGTGGCTTCGATCTTTGCCGGGAGCGAGGCGAGAAAAGCATTCAGCGCGTCGCCGCCCTTCAGCGCCGAGCTCATGCACTACCTCCCGCGGTCGAATAGGCTTCGACCATGAACTCGGTTTCTTCGCGATTGCCGCGTTCAGCCGGCCCAGCGACGATCTGCATAATTCGATCGCCTATGACGAAGCGCATATTCGGCGTGATGTCGGTGCGATACCGCATCCGGACGCGAGCCGGGCGCGAAGCCACGTTGATGCCGCCGGCCAGGCGCTCGCTTCGACTGGGAAGCACGTCCTGCACTTCGGCCGCGACTTCGGTCACCGGCTCCCATGTGCCGGAGCCCGCATCGTCGAACGCCTCACCCGCGACGGGCTTCTCGATGCTCAGGCGGTGCCTGTACCGGCTCGCGGCGCCCTTGCCGACGGCCATCAGACCCGGCTCAATTTCAAGCGCCGGCAGAGGCTCTTCGCCGTCGCCTCGGCCTGCTGGAACACCTCGCCGCCTTCGCGATCAACATCGTAGGCGGCGATCAGCACGAGCATGGCCCGGCGAAGGTTGCCGGGGAGAAGGTCCCCGTCCTCGTACCCGGCGCGCACGGTGACGGTGAAGAGCTGCTGGGCGTCGCGGAAGGGAT